ATCACCTATTGTGTCACGTGTTGCATCCAAACTACCATAATAACCAACTGTGGAAGTTGTAAATCCACTGAACCCATTTCCAGCTTGGAAAAAATAAGATGGATAAAACATTCCATTTTGGTTGAAAGGTTGCACAGAAATATTTGTCTGTGTCAACTTTTGAATAGGAATGTTCAATCGAGTTGTAGCAGTTATTGTCAAACTACTATCATCTATATTTTTACCAAATATTCTACCGAGTTTATATTCGTTCTCATATGTTGGAGAATATGGATCGACACCTCTTTGTAGGATTAAAATGTATTGACTATCTAAATTTTCTAGTACCGAAAGTGGACTTATCAAAAGATTTTCCTCTTCCTTATATCCTATTGTACTCCTATGCTTAGCCAAAAATATTCTTGATGGAGCACTCAAAACATTAGGGAAGGTTTCCAAATCACTAGTACTCCATATTTTTATTGCGTCAGATATTGTGATTGCCGTCACAACTTGAAAATATTCTCTGTCTTGAGGATATTGTTGACGGGTTACAGTACTTCCTGTTGGTAGGTAATATGAGACACTGGTATCTGTCAGTTCGGTTAAAGCATAATTCACTGTAACATTTGTTGATCCTTGAATCGTTGTCCCTGTAATTCCATTGACTAATCCATTATTAGTTTGTGTTATAAAAAAGAAATTTTTGTCAGTTGATGTTGCAGGATTTACCGTTGTTAGTAATTGTCCTGACTCATAAAATTGGTTAGACAAAATAGTCACTGAGTTATCAAAGTGAAACTTTCCTAAATTTGAATTTTTAGAAAAAGTGACTTTGATTTTATTCAATTCCTCGAAATAAGATTTTCTTGTATTAAACAAGTTTATTCTCTCACCTAATGACAAACTTTTTGAATAAGCAAAGTGTTTTCTTTCATCAGATTCGTCCGATAGAAATCTAACAACTTGAGACACCGGTGTTTTAAATATGTTTAAATCTGTTACTGAGTCATCGTTACCTCCGAGGGCTTCTGAGAAAATCAAAGATTTGAGTTGGACATCCTCAGAAGGTGTTCCATCTGCACCAAACAAAGATTGTAATCCATCATAATAACTTGATGGTGAGGAAACATATGTCAACACTCCATTAGTTCCTCCTAAAAGAGCTGATGAGTCAACGTTAGTTTCTGTACAAGTACATGATTGACAATCAGGGTAAGTTAGCATTGGTAAACGTACCAAAAAACTTTTTGTCTCACACTTGATCCTTAGAACTCTACAAATAAACGCGAAGGGTCTCAAACGTAGAATTTTAATTCCGCATAAAAAACACAAAGCTTCAATGACTGTGGTGTATATGAAAAGTAAAAGGTGGGCAACAACTAATAAAACCGACCCAACAAATTGTATGACAGTGAAAATTATTGAAAAAAGAAAATATAATAAGTCGAAATTTTTAAAACCGTCGTTGACTGGGAACTTATTTATTGTACTTGAACAAGAATCATCATCAATTTCTTTAATCCCAATAAATTTTCCTCGTCCATCACCTTTTTTGTATTGGTCAATCAACGATGAAATTGTATACACTCGGTTGAATTGAAACTGATAGAACGTGTCTTCACAGTCGATAATTTCGTTTAACCTATCTATTTGGGCCGTGCCAGTAAATCCATTTGTATACCCTGACCACGCTAACCCAAAATAATATGAGCTTTCTTGAGTTTTTTTCTGTGTTTGACTCCCTAAGTTTGTTGGGTCCACGTCAGGGTCTAACCACCCATATTCTCTTACATTAGGAACCAAATAACTTGGTCGCCTTGTTTGCATAGTCAAATCATTTGGTTGCGTCCATTTGATTTTGAATCTATATTTCCCTTTAGTTGGTATACCCAAAGTTGGATCATTAGAGACAACTCTTTCACCAAATTCGTTGGTGATAACATAATCCAAATTCATTGGTAACTCAGTCAACCACGTTCCATCCCCATCAATAATGTTTCCAGCTTGTTCCAACTCGAAAACTTCCAAAACAGGATTACCATCCTCATCTTGATCTATAGTTTGACGTATTGCCAATATTTGACCTGGTCCTGATGTGAGATCACATAGATTACCTAAGTTATCTTTAGGTTTACAGTTCTTCCTAATCCTGAACTTATCAGGAGAAGAAAACATTGACCCCATGAATACTGAGGTGGGCTGAATATCAACATTAGCATCGTCCCTTAAATCAAAATCAACTCTGTTGATTGATATTTGACAAATTTCAGGATCTCCCCAAAGTGGAGAAATATCTGCAGTCTTCGATAGATTGATAATTTGTGGGAGAGAATTTAAATCAGTTGATGATCTAAATCTATTCCCAGCAACTTGTGCTTCCGTTGCCAAACCCATTCTAATCAAATCCTGTGGCGTTAGTGAAAATTCACCAATGTCAGATAAGTCGACATCCATAACTATGGTTTGTTCTCCCAACGGAACTCCCATAATCATGTAATCACCACTCTCATTAGTTTTAGATGTAAATCGGAAGTATTTGTCGTAGATTTCAACCACAGTCGATCCAGTCAATACATCTGATCTTGTGGGAAATGTACCAGTTGCGGCATGTTTTGAATATGAAGGATTGTAGGGTAATAGGTTGTATCTATACCCATCTTCATTCCTATCAGTAGGAGATTTATAAGGGTATATACTTGAGATAATTGGATTTGATTCATCTATCTGTTCAATAGGAATGAAAATTGAAACTCTCGCGTTTGGTAGTCCAAATCCGTTGTTTGCGGTGACTCTACCAACTAAAACGCCATAGTCAGCACAACTCCTTGTGTAAATTTCACTTTGTTGAATCTTGAGAGATAGGATTTCTAGAAACTCGAAATCTTGGTCCAACTGTAAATTTATAGATTTGTTGGTTCCAAGTTCGGTCCTAATTCTATATGAATCACCCATGTATTATCTTTAGTTTATAAATAGTTTAGGTGTTATTTTCTAACACACACCTTAAATCATAAACAAGAAATGAGTATAATAAACCTATTAAGAAAAGGTTATAGATTGGAAGTTTTTCACGGACACCTTGATATCTTTTGCCGGATATCTAACTTGATAGACTTGGAAAGGTTGCGCAAATATTGTGTCATCTACTGGTTGAATTTCTCGTGTTTCGGGATTCGAATATTGCATTGATGTCTCAGCTGAAGAGTATTGTCCTCCAACATTATTAAACACTTTAATTCCAGCCACAGTCAATACACCATTTTGATTCTGTACTATACTTTGTATTTCAGACAAATAAACATTTTGACCCAACTGTCGTGTTTGTGGATTGAAGTATGTTGATATTCTATCAACAACATCAGCAATTACTTGTCCTGAGTTTTGTGCGGAATCAAGAACTATCGATACTTCTAAGCTCAGATCTATTACTTCAGCAGTAAGAATTGAAATATAATCATTCATCATTCTATAGTTTGACAAATAAGTTGCAATGTTTTGTTTCAAAGTATTCGAAACAATGTTGGTCAACTTACCTGAGGTGTCGTATGATAGAAGCTGAATAAGAATCTTGTTGTTATCTTCAGTGACAGAAACCTTAGCAGGTGCCCCAAACTCTGATGGCATGTTTCTAATTATAGATTCGTAATCTTGAACTGTCACAGCTCTCTTTTGTGCTGAGAAGTTGAATGACACATAATTTCTGATTTCTTCCAGTGAAGGTAATCCAGCGCCACCTACTGCAGCAGTGACGTTATTACATCTTAATGAGTTTACAACTGAGGAGTTCGTAATTTCGGATGGTCCATTGACAAAGAAAGAAACTGTTCCGATTTGTGTAATTACATTTGTCCCCAAGTTTGTTCCCAATCCCCCACCAACTCTGTATTGAACGAATAGTGTTGAATTAGGTGTAAGAGCCGATCCCAAAGATATATTATTTGAATATCTTTGTATATCTAAGGTAGCACCTAAGGTTGTAAACTGATCAAGAGCATCTTGAGCGGTATTTGTTCCACCTCCAAATGTGAGTTTTTTAAATCCTTCAGGAGTATATTCACTTATAAATCTATTAGAAGTTTGAATATATCTACCTACTTTAATACCAGGTTGATCTGAAACTTTAGTTGGATCTTCGATGAAAACTCTATCTTCAGCTAATGCATCGACTTCATACCATTTATTAGACAAACCTAAAAATTCAGCTGTAGTTGGCAAATTAGTATACTCAGTTCCACTCTTTAATAAAACACTCGTAATTCCCAAAACATTTTTCTCAGGTAAGAATAGTTCGAAGAATGGTTTTACATCATTTGGAGTAATGACTCTTTTGAATACTTTGGTAACACCGTTTACAACTAATTCTCTTTTGGTAATTGTGTAGTTAACTAAAACATTATTAGCGTTGAAGTTAGGTATTTTTAATCTATTTGGGAAACCTTGAGCGTTGTAAGGAGATGTGAAATCTATATCATATACATTCTCAAATACAATTCCCGCTCCAGTGACTTGAGATCCTCTTGCTAAAATTCCAAGGTATCGTTCGTCTTCTTTGTCTCCGAACGCCGGGACTGTGATTGAAAAGTCAACCAAAGATACCGATGGTCTTTGGCCAGGAAGTTTCAAACCATAAGTTCTTGCTATATTATATATTGAAGATCTTTGTTGCGCGTATTGAAGAACCGTTTCTTGAATACTTCGATCAATGTGGTAGTGTAAGTTATCAGCAACCGCGGCATTCAAATCTAAGAACACAGAAAATACTGAAGCGTCATTGAAATCTTGTATGAGCTCGGGATAATAAGTCCTCACATAATTTAATAGTTCGGTTCTTATCCCCTGATAATCTCTAGTGGTATATGATATTTTACGATTAGCCATTTATATTAAATATTTATAATAACAAAATCACTTTGAGCAAAAGAACTTCTATTGTTCGCGTAATCTATTCTAATTTTTGCAGTATACTCAGATGTCCCTTTTCCTGGAAATCTATAAACTGGCGATTCACTTGTCCCTACAGTATTTTCACCCAACATTGTATCAACCTCTAATTCAGGATCAGCTGGTGTAATAGATATTTGATTTAATAATAAGTTTGGCATGAAGGTTTCAACCGCGTCTCTAATATCCGATTGTATAGCGTCAAATGTCAAACCATCAAATGGTTCAAAAATAAATTCATACAATCTAGTACCAAACTCAGGTAAATAATATCTACTTCCCTTTCTAGTTAATAATAAATGTATTAAATCCGATTTGATTTGTTGGGACTCAAATTCTGTGAGTTCCAAATAATCCCCACGTCGAGAATCCCGAAATGGGAAATTTAATCCATATGTAACTCCGTTCGCCATAAAGATAAATATACTTCGATTAGTTTCCTTATAAATAGCCCAAAATAAAAAATCCCAACATAAGTTGGGATTTAAATTGTTTTAAGATGAACATCCAAAACATTCAATTTCGATACCTTCAGGTTTTGGTGGTAAATTCATACTACTATAATCTACTTTAGGTACTTCTTGTTGAGGTTTTGGTTTTTGAATTTTTGAAATGTCAACCGCCAAATGTTTCGCTCCTGTCGATATTGCCTTTGTTCTTACATAGTAACACAAAGTTTTCAATCCTTTTTCCCAAGAGTGGAAGTGTGAAGAAGTAATCTTTGACAATGTTGGATTCGGCATATAAATGTTCATAGATTGAGATTGATCAATAAATGGTGCTCTGTCTGCCGCCATGTTAATCAATTCTTTCTGTGAAATCTCCCAAATAGTTTTATATTTTGGAATCAAGTGTTCAATTCTTTTAACTTTTTTGTTGTAGTTTTTATCCTCAACATCAAGATATTGATTAAAGTTAATGTTTTGAATTGATCCTTCATTCAAAATAATTTCATTTTTCAAATCCTCAGACCAAATACCAATTTTCTCAAAGTCAGTAATCAAGTATTTGTTTACAATCATAATTTCACCACCTACAACACGTCTATTAAATAACGCAGAGTGTGCTGGTTCG